AGGCGGTCATCCTTAAGATCTTTAACGCGGCGGTCCGCCGCATGAAGGCGGAGATGGGCGAATGACCGACCAAGACTACGCGACGTATCGCGACCGCCGGGTCATTACGCTGGTCCACAACGAGCAGTATCTAATCCGGCGGGTCACCGGCGGCGAAGTGCTGGCCAGCTGGGACGCGGTCGATAAGCAGTGGCGCCAAATTGCAGCCGGGCGCAATACTCCGCGTGGGACTGTCATCGAGGCGGGCACGGTCGCGGCCGTCGCAACGGCGCGCAGTCCTGGCATGAAGGGGTCGCGGAGCCAGTGGACGCCGATCGACCAATGCCGTCACGATCCGGCGCCGGCCAAGAAGAAGGAGACGATCGGGGGGGCGATTCTCGCCATGATACACCAGCACGGGCCGCTGACGACGGCGAAGCTGTCAGAGCTGCTGCCGCACATCCCGCCCAAAAGCCTACGGACGGCGTGCGGGGATCTCGCGAATACCTTGAAGCTGGGCCGATCGTATGTCATGGTCGGAGAACGGCAAATTACGGCGTATACCGTGGGCGTGGTGACGCACGAGCCGCGCAAAAAGACGGTCAAGCCACATCGAGCGGATCACGTAAAGGCCGAGCCGTGGATACATCCGATTCGGAGGCGTGCGCTCGGGTTGCCGGTGGCGCAATCGCCCTTGACAGTTAATCCGGATGACGTAGTTTAAAGGGGCAGCCGTAGCCGCGGCTGCCTTTTCCCTCGCGGACGGAGTACAGACAATGGTCGAAATACTGAACGACAGCGCGGTTCGGGCGGTCCTGGCGGACGCGGTGACGCAGACGGTGGTCGTGATGTGGGCGGGATGCTGCATCTATATGATGGCGTCGGCAGTCCGGGCGTCGATTGGGCGGGCGCGATAATGGCGCCGGTCGTGCTGGACATCGAGACGGTGCCGCTGATCGCGTCGCTCGAGATGCCCTATCCGGAGGGCGAGCGGATGCCGCCGGCGAATTACAAGTCAGACGAGGCGGTTGCCAAGTGGCGCGAGGCGGACGTCACGGCGTGGCGCGCCGATCGCGTGAAGGCGTGCAGCCTCAACCCGCGGCTCGGGCGCGTGTTCTGCGTCGGGCTCAAGTCGGGACCGTTGGAGCAGGTCGTGGTCGCCAAGACGGAGCTGCGCGAGGCGCGGGCGCTGGCGACGGTTTGGGAGGTGATCGCGGACGCGGACGGGCGGGTGGTGACGTGGAACGGGTCGTGGGATCTCCGGTTCCTGCTCATCCGGTCCATGCTGCTCAAGGTGCCGGTCCCGATCCGGCCGGCGACGGTGCGCGGGTGGCTGCGGAAGTACAGCACGCATCCGCATTGCGACGTCAAAGCGATGCTGACGAACTGGGAGGCGCCGGTTCGCGGTGAAGGGTTGAACGAGTGGGCGCAGGCGTTCGGCGTCGGTGGCAAGACGGACGGGCTGTCAGGAGCAAGCGTCTGGCCGATGTTCGCGCGCGGCGAGTTCGACGCGATCGCGGCGTACTGTCTGGACGACGTCCGGGCGACGGCGGCGCTGTACGAGGCCGCGGGGCCGGTGCTCGATCTGGACTTCGAGACGACGGCGGTGCAGCCGTGACACATGAGCCAGATTTGAGTATTGCGGAAGTCGCCGCGCTGGTGGGCGTCACGCGGGCGCGGGTGTACCAGCGCGTCAATGGCGAAACGGGCGCCGGCGAATGGGCGCGCCGTGTCGGCTGCTTGCCGTCGCACAAGCGGGTAATAACGCCTGGCGGCCGGATGGTCACGCGGGTTCCGCTGAGTGCGGCCATTGAGTGGCGCGATCGGCGGAAGGCCGCCGCAATGGAGGGGCAGCCATGACGCTACTGGATTTATGGGACGATTCCGCGGCGTTTGCGGCGATAATGGCCCGGTCCGAGGCCATCGCAGCGGTCGACGCGCGGGTGACGGATACGCCGAGCGAGTCGGACGTCGTCCGCACGGTGACGCTCGATCTGCTGGCCGAGCTCGCGGACGCGGGCCGGCGCGAGTTCTGCGCGGACGACCTCGGGCAGATGCTGGACGAGCGACAGGTGGCCACCGATCTGTCGACGCGGCGCCGGATCTGCGCTACCATCATCACGCGGGGAGCGTCTGACGGGCTATGGCACAAAATAGGATACGTCAGTTCGAGGCGGCGCAAGTGCGCCCCGATCGTGCTCTGGCGGGTCGGCGCACCGTGAAGACGGCCGCGGATCTGCTCGGCGATTTCGGGCTCGCGCACGTCGCCAGCTTGCCGCGCGATGTCTTGGCAGAGCGGGTTGAGCGGCTGGCGGCGTATGCGGCGGCGTATGATGCCACCTACGAAAAGCTGTCGCAAGTGCTCCAGCGCAGGACGTCAAAGCTCCGCCAGGCGGAGGAATCGGCCGGCCATCTGACGGCGGTTGCGGACCGGCTCCGGCTGATCGCGTCGATGCAGGCGGACGTGATGGTTCGCACGTTGGCGTGGCATCGCGCGATCGGGACGGAGCGAGAAGCGACGGCGTCCGAGGCGCTGCGCGTCACGCTCGAGCTGTTTAGCGGGATTCAGACGGAGGGGACACGGTGACGGATAGCGGGACGGTGCGGCGAAAGCCGCGGCATTTGGAAGCGATTGAGCAGCGGCTGTTTGTCCAGCGGTACCGGCTCGATCCGCGGACGCGCGACTTGCCGGCGTGCGCGATCCCAAACGGGGGGCGGCGCGGCGCGCGCGAAGCCGCCATGCTTAAGGCGGAAGGCGTCACAGCCGGGGCGCCGGACTGGGTGTTGTTTGTGCCGACGAGCGGGTGGGCGGGGCTGGCGCTCGAGTTTAAGTCGCCGACGGGGAAAGGGCGGGTCACGAACACGCAAGCCGATTTCCACGAAGCGCTGCGCCGACAGGGGTGGATGGTGGCGGTCGTCACGTCCGCGCTTGCGGCGTGGGACATACTCATTGCGTACCTCGGGGCGCAGATATGAGCGCGCTGCCAGAGATGTCGGTCGCGGCGGCGGCGCGGATCTTAGGTGTGTCGCGGCAGCGGGTGTACCAGCGCATCGCGGTCGCGACTGGAGACGGGGACACGGAGCACGGCCGGCCGCTGGAAGCGACAGTGCGCGCGAGCGGTGGGCGTGGGACGCGAGGCGGGCACCAGCTGCGCGTCGAGCTCGATATCGTCCTCGCGTGGCGTGCGGAGCGGGTCGCGGCGGGATTGCCGGTCGGTCCGATCCCGGCGCAGTACTGGCGGGACGTGGTGCCGCAGCCGCCGGAGATCCCGGCGACGCCAGCATTTTCCGGCATCCCGAACCTCAACCCCTTCTAACATGTATGAACCAACGCAGCCGATGGAGCGCGTCGAGACGATCCGCGCGCAGTCCGGGGGCAAGATGATTACGTCGACGATTCACTGGGACCACATGATGCACGTACTCTTCGCGCGACGGCAGCATGAGGCGCTCGGCGAGCCGTATCCGGCTCAGGCGGCGTGATGGCGACAAAAAACAGCCTACAAACAGCCGTTACGGCTAAGCGACCCAACCCAATTAAAGGGAACAAGCCGTTCCCTAAGGGGGTGAGTGGCAACCCGCGGGGGCGCCCAAAGCTGCCGGACATCCGCGAGGCAATGGCGCGGCTGCTCGGAGATGAATCCGACGGCGCGGTTGCTCTGGATCGGGTACTAAAGGCGCTGCGCACGAAGGCGATGTCTGGCGACGTCCGAGCGGCCGAGGTGCTGCTCGATCGCGCGTTCGGCAAGGCACAGCAGACGATGGACGTCACGTCAGCCGGTCATCGCATCCCGCCGCCGATCATGTGGAGCGACGGGAAGTGAAGCATTATGAGCGGTGGTGGGAAAACAATCTGAGCCGCCGCCGGGCTGAGTTTTCTACGTGGCTGGCCGATTCGGACGTTTCCAGCCGCAAGGCGGTCGGTTCGGTTGTCGACGCGATCGCGGCGGAAGGGCAGAATGGCCGCATGGTGGACGTGCTAGAGTGCGGTCCCGGTACGTACCTTGACTGGGAAACGATCTGGTCGCAGCGGCCGGCGGTGTGCTATTCCGCGGTGGACGTCACGCCGACGATCGTCGAGGACGGGCGAAAGCGCGGGCTCGATGACGTGCGGTGCGGGTCGATCGAGGCGTTGCCGTATCCGGCCAACTGCATGGACGTCGTGTACTGCCGGCACGTGCTGGAGCATTTGCCAGGCTATAAAACGGCGCTGCTTGAGATGCGGCGCGTGGCGCGTCGGGCGGCGGTCGCGGTGTTCTGGCGGCTCGATACGACGGCGACCAAGGACGTCATCCTCTGGAACACGGTGAGCGACGTGCCGGACACGTATCATAATATGTACAGTCAGGCCGCGATCTCGGCGTTTCTTGAGACGGCCGAGGTGCCTCATACGTGGAAGCAAGCAAATACAGATTGGTTGCTCATCATGCATGGCAAGCGCGGCCGACTCTAGCGCGGAGCCGGTCGTCCTGCTGGCGCCGTACCGGGCGCTATTTCAGCAGCGGCCGGCGTGGCGGTACGCGTTCTTGACGGGCGGGCGCGGGTCCGGCAAGTCGTGGCATCTGGCGGTGTTTCTGCTGAATCTGACGTATGAGCCGGATCACGTCATCCTATTTACGCGGTGGACGATGGAGTCCGCCGGCGCGTCGATCATCCCGGAGTTTGTGGATAAGATCGAGCGGTTGGGGAAAGCGGACGATTTCGCCATTACGCAAAAAGAGATTGTCAATACCAAGACGGGCAGCCGCATCCTCTTCCGCGGCATTAAGACGTCGAGCGGGAACCAGACGGCGAAGCTCAAGTCGATCCAAGGCGTGACGACGTGGGTGCTTGACGAGGCCGAGGAGCTGGTCGACCGGCGGACGTTCGACACGATCGACGACTCGATTCGCAGCCAGTTGCAGCCAAACCGGGTGATTCTGTCGCTCAACCCGTCCAGCGTCGACCATTTCCTGCACGAGCTGTTTGTCACGTCCCGGCGGGCCGACACGCTGTATCTGCATACGACGTGGGAGGACAACCGCGAGAACCTGAGCGACTCGTTTCTGGCGAAGATCGAGCAGACGCGGATTGACAACCCGCCGCGCTACGCGCACGTCTACGGCGGGCAATGGCGGCGCGAGGTGTCTGGGCTGCTCTGGACGCGGGCCGAGATCGATCGGGCGCGGATCTCGAGCCGGCCGGACGATATGACGCGGGTGTTGGTGGCGATCGACCCGGCGATCACGGCGAACGAGTCCAGTGACGAGACGGGCATCGTGGTCGTCGGGGCGGATCGGCACCGGAAGGGCTACGTGCTCGAAGATCTGTCGGGCCGGTACACGCCGAACGAGTGGGCGACGGTGGCGATCGAGGCGGCGCGGCGCTGGAAAGGCTCGATCGTGGCGGAGACGAACCAGGGCGGCGATATGGTGACGGCCGTCATTAAGTCGCTTGGCGATCGGGCGCACGGGGTCCGGATCATCGACGTGAAGGCCAGCCGCGGCAAGCTGGCGCGCGCGGAGCCGGTTTACTCGTTGTATCAGGAAGGCCGGATCTATCACTGCGGGTCGTTCCCGTTGCTTGAATCGCAAATGGCCGGCTTTAATCCGGAGTCGTCGCTAACGTCGCCGGACCGCGTCGACGCGCTGGTCTGGGGGCTGTCGGCGCTGCTATTGACGGGCGCGACGCCGTTCGTCGTCTGAGCGCGCCGTGGTGTCAACAGTGACGCGGCGCGATGTTGCCGCGCGTGGCGGGAGTCGGTAGCATTCGGGAGCGATTACTCTAGCCGGGCTCTATGGCTGACGAACTAAGGGCGCCGTTTCTGGCGCGAGTGACAACGGCGTTGGCGGCGCTGCGCGGGACGGCCGAGGCGCGCGCGATCACGCCGACGACGGCGGGCGGATCGTCGGCCGCGATGGGCGTCGGCACGGCGAAGCTCAACGCGCTCGCCAGTATGTCGCTTGTGCGGACGGCAAACCCGCAGGAATACAAGCCGGACGGCGCGACGGTGCGCGCGCAGGGCTTCAATAAGCATCCCGTTGTACACGCGTGTATCCGCGCGGTGGCTGACATTGTGGCGTCGGTGCCACTAGTGGTGTTGCGTGAGCGCGGCATGCAGGAATCAAAGGTATCGCTCGACCATCCGTTGCAGCGGCTGCTGGACTATCCGGGGCCGAGGATGACGTCGCGCGGGATGCGGGCGCGCATCGCGGTCGATTATCTGGGCTACGGAAACGCGATGATGCAGCTCGAGCGGCCGGCGCCTGGGCGGATGCCGCTGGCCATCCGGTCGATCAACCCGGAGTCGATCCAGTCGGTATGGGTGGACGCGGAAGGCGACCCGCGGCGGTACGATTACGGCAATTGGGCGGGCGTGATTATCCAAGTGCCGGCCGAGGACGTGCTGCATTTCCGAGATCTCGATATGCCGCGGCCGTACTACCCGGATGTTTTCGGGTTCCCGCGCGGCGCGACGGCGATCGCGTCGATGACGGCGGACAACGAAGCGACGCAATACGTGCGGCAGGTCGTCACGAACGACGGCACGCCGACGTTCGCGGTGATGCTCTCGGACGAGGCGACGCAAGACGACGCAACGGCGATGCAGGACCGATATCGCGCGCGGGTGGTGGATCGCGGCAAGCGCGGCACGCCGGCGTTCTTTGGGTCGGTTAAAGACATTAAGCCGCTGGGGTTCACGCTGTCCGATCTGGAGTTTCCGGACTTGCGGCGCGTCTCGCGTGAGGACATTTGCGCGGCGTTCGGGGTCGATCCGCGGATGATCGGGATCGCGTCGGCGACGTCGGACGCCGGGCTATCGGGCGCGCAGTACGTTGAGGCGCGTATGCGGCTTGTGCAGCATACGATCGAGCCGATGCTGTCGTCGATTGAGGACGAACTAAACCATTGGCTCGCGCCCGAGTTCGGCGACGTGTGGATCGCGTACGATACGGACGTGCTGTCGGCGCTGGTCGAAAACGACGTCGTCACGTCGAATCGCGTACAGGCCGAGTTTAAGATCGGGCTGCGGACGTGGGAGGAATCGCGGCGCGCCTTGAAGCTGTCGCCGGTGCCGGAGCCGACGGACACAATCGCGCTGTCCAGTGGCACGACGTTGGTCCCGGCGGCGGTCGCGGTGATCGACCCGCGCGCGGTCATGGATCAGCCGCCGACGGTCGAGGCGCCGCCTCCGGGCGGTGGTGAGGGTCCGTTGGTGACGGAGGACGAAGAGGACGCGCTCGACGCGGACGAGGAAACGATCGACGGGCGCGCGTTGACGCGTGCGGACGTGGTGCGGTCGTTTACCGAAGATGCGATGTCGGGCGACCAGATCGAGGCGGTGGCGGAACTGCTGGAGTCGGTGATGACGGCCGAGCTGCCGGCGGCGGCGGTCGTGCAGTTGATTCTGGCGGCGTTCCCGAAGCTCAAGCCCGACGCGGTGCAGGCGATGGTAGACGCGTGCGTCAATTTTGCGGTCAAGCCGCGGCCGAACGACGAGGACGAGCCGGACGACGAGGAGCCGGAGGAGTCCATGCCGGCGGACGACGGCCGGGCGTGGTGGGAGCGGTTAAGCGACGCGGAACTGGCCGAAGAGCCGCGGTTCCAGCTCTGGTCCCGTGCGATGGAGGAGCTCACGCGTCGCGAGGAGCCCTACTACCAGACGGCGGTCACGCGGTTTGCGGCCGAGCGGACGGAAGTCGGCGCGCTGTTCGGCGTGGATTCGCGCGCGTATAAGACGGCCGACGAGATCCTGGCGGAGATTGAGCGGCGAATAAAGGCCGGATACAAGCCGGGCGGCGAGTACTACGAGGCGTGGCGCGCGGCGTATCTCGACTTGATCGGCGAGATGTATATGGTCGGCGCACGTCAGGTGGCGGGCGTCGGGCTGTCGTTTTCGTTGCAGTCGCCGGAAGTGCTTGCGGCGATCGACGGGCGGGCGGCGCGGCTGGCGGAATTGGTGGGCAAGACGACGGCCGACAACATTCTGGCGGCGATCCGCGCGGCCGAGTTGGCCGGGCTGTCGGTGAAGGAAACGGGGCGGCTGGTGCAGGCGTCGGTCTATAACGAGGTCATTACGGACGGTCGGGCGCGGACAATCGCGCGGACGGAGTCGGCCGGTGCGATGAGCCAGGGGACGTGGGACCAAGCGCGGGCGGACGGCATCTATCTGTCGAAAGAGTGGCTGGCGTTTGAGGACAACAAAACGCGTCCAACGCACGGCGCTCGAGAAGGTTGCGCGTCCGAGGGCGTCATCCCATTTGATCAGCCGTTTGCATCGAACGGTCTAATGTATCCGCTCGACCCGGCCGGCGACGCGTCCGAGGTTATCAACTGCCGGTGCGTGCTGGCGCCGTACATCACTAGTGTCGACGAGGCTCCGATATGAGCGCACGACCGAAGCCGCAGGTGTATTTCCAGTCCGACGCGCACGTCCAGATGCGGGCGGACGCGACGCTGCCGGACGGCGTGGCGGGTCGCGTGTCCGGCGTGGCGCTGACGTACGAGACGGTTGACAGTTACGGCACGCTGTTTGCGCGCGGGTGCGCGAAGATGACGATTGCGGGCAAGGTCGCGGCGCGGAAGGTGCCGCTGTTGATGGATCACGAACGGCGGACGGGCGCGCACGTCGGCGTGGTGTCGATGATGCAGGAGATGGGCGACAGTCTGATGATGACGGCCGATCTGTTCGACACACCGGAAGGTCGGGCGGCGTTGGACTACGTCAAGACGGTGATCGCGGCCGGCGCGTCGACGGGGTTCTCGATCGGGTTTGTGCCGCGGAAGGCGGAGACGGTCACGATCGACGGGCGCGTGGCGGAGCGGTTTCTGGAAATTGAGCTGCGCGAAGTGTCGATCACGCCGATGCCGGCGGTGCCTGGCGCGGACGTGACGTCAGCGCGGGCCGAGTCGGTCCCGGCGCTTGAGCGCAGCGACGTGGAGCTGCTGACGATGGCGGCGGCCGCGGCGCTGGACGCGTTGCCGGCCGAGACGCGGGCGGCATTGTTGGTGCGGTACGTAGGGAGTAGGACCGATGACGGGGACGGGGCTACGGGGCTCAATGCGAACGCGAACGGGCCGACGACGCCCGCGACCGCGACGGATTCGAGCGTGACGGACGCGAACGGCTCACGGCATCTTTCACACGCACAGCGGGTATCCGCGGTGCGATCCAGTTTTAATTACTAACACGGACACGACTATGAAGGCGCCATTGGTGTCGAAGAGCCGCGCGGCGGCGGAGCTGCGCGAGAAGGCTCACAAGATCCGTCACGATCTGGTCGACGCGACCAATTCGTACACGGCTGAGGAAGTGGAAAAGATGACGGGCGATATTCGCTCGTTGGAGATGCGAGCGCAGGCGGCCGCGGAGTTCACGCCCGATGCCGAAGTCGCGCGTCAGGGCGGCGACGAAGGGCTGGTGCGCGTCGATGCCGGCGGGGATCGCACGGAGTTCGCCAATATGGGCGACGCCATGCAGGAGGTCCGCTCAACGATCGTCAACGCCTTTTCCAACGTGGGCAGCTACATCCGGGCGGCGACGCGCGGGCCGGCTAACGCGGCGGAAGCGGCGGCGCTGAAGCAGGTCGACCAGTTCACGCGCACGATCACGGGCAGCACGAACGGCGGCGAGTACCTGCTCCCGTTGACGCAGGTGCCTGAGATCTTTTCGGTGAGCAACCAGCAGCCGGGTCTGTTCCAGTACGCGCGGCGCTACAACGTGCCGGGCCGTTCGCTCCGCATCCCGTACCTGGTGCAGGACGAAGGCACGACGACGCTGAACCGTCCGATGGCAGGTAAGATCGCCAACGTGTCGATCGTCGGCGAAGGCGCCACGAAGCCGGTGCGCGAGCCGACTTTTGGCCAGCGCCTGCTGACGATGTACAAGTACGCGGCGATCACGCAGTTCGGCGACGAATTGCTCGGCGACGACTTCACCGGCGAGCTGCCGAGCGAAGTCACGACCGCGGTCGGCGGTCAGATCGTGAACAAGATTAACGAAGACATCACGATCGACGGGTCGGGCTCGAGCGAGCCGCTCGGCGCGCTGAACAACGCGAACACGTCACTCATCGCGGTCAATCGCGCGACGTCGACGACGTTCACGGCGGCGGACGCGTTCAACATGTACGAGAAGCACACGCACGGGCCGAACTCGGCGTGGATGATCTCGCGGCGCGTGCTGAACAAGCTGTTCGCGCTCCAGACGACCAACAACACGATGGTCACCTGGCTCGCAAACTTGCGCGACAAGCCGCAGATGCTGCTGTTGGGTCTGCCGGTGATCGTGACGGACCTGCTCCCGACGCTCGGCACCAAGGGCGACGTGGCGCTGGTGAACGGCGATTTCTACGCGATGGGCTTGCGCCAGGCGTTGACCGTCGAAAGCTCGATCCACGTCGCGTTCATTCAGGACGTGACGACGTACCGGTTCGTGGCGCGCGGCGGCGGTATTCCGCTCCCGACGTCCACGTACGCGTACAAGGTCGACAGCAGCGGCAACAAGGTGGACGCGCACTCGCCGTTCGTCGTGCTCGATGTCCCTGCGTCGTCCTGATCTGACGCGCGCGGGTACGGTGTCCGGTGGGGTCGCGACGGTCGCGGCCTCACCGGAAGCCGAGCCGTCCACGCCGGTCATGGCGTTGACGGAGTGCATTATTGGCGACACGCGGCGGATGGTGGGCGAGTGGTTTACCGTGCCGCAGTCGCGCGTGGTGGATCTGGTCGCGTTCGGGTTCGTGATCCCGGACGCGTTTTTCGAGGCGATGCAGCCGAAAGCGGCGGCGCATTGGCGCACGGCGCAGCGGGAAGGGCTAACGGGTCAGTCGCTGGTGTGCGACGAGGCGACGGCGACGCGGCTCTGGAACGACGCCGGCGGGCGGGTGCTGACGCCGGACGGGTGGAACACGACAACATATGAGGCGGCGCCGGTCACCACGGACGCGGTGCGGGTGCTGCAACTCACGCAATACGATCCCGGGTCAAGCGTATATCGGTACCACAGCGCGGCCAATACGGTCGAGGGCGTGGTATCGGCGATGGTGCGGTGGGGCGATAGCAACCCGCACTGCTCGCTACGCCAATGGGACGGGCTGCTGCATAACCGGACGGTCGAGCTGCTGGCGATGACGGCGGACGTGATCCATTGCCATATGGATTACCGGGCGCTGCATCATGATCTCCGGTACGCGCTTAAAGAAGGTCAGCGGGCGGCAATTACTTACCACGGGTCGGTGTTGCCGGGTGACGAAGGACGTGTCTTGGTCGATCACCAACGCGACGAGCGGATGGGCGCAATCCAGTTCGGGGCGCGGCCGTACCATAAAAGGTATGGCGTGCCGCGGTATCTACCGATCCCGGTGCCGGTGGCGGATTACGAGGCGGCGGCGAAAGGTCGCGCGCGGGGGGACGTGCTGCGGATCGCGCACAGTCCGACGAAGCGCGCGATCAAGGGGACGACGGTCCTGCTCGACGCAGTCGCGTGGCTGCGGGAGTCGGAAGGCGTCCGGGCCGAGGTCGTGCTTATCGAGGATATGGCGCACGGCGATGCGCTGCGGCTCAAGTCGACGTGCGACGTGACGTTTGATTCGTTTTGGCTCGGGATGCAGGGAAGCGGCATCGAGGGCGCGGCGATGGGGCACGCGGTCATTGCCGGCGATCCGGAGGCGGCGGCGGAAGCGGCGGCGCTGAACGGGGGCGTGGTGCCGTGGACGTTTGCCGATGAGCGGTACGGACTGCTCAACGTGATTCGCCGGCTGGCGACGGACGCGACGTACTATGCGGCGGAAGCGGCGCGGGTGCGGGAGTATGTCGGGCGGGTGCATGATTACCGGGCGGTTGGCGCGCGGTACCGCACATATCTGAGGGAAGGCTAATGGCGCTGGCGACGGTGGCGGACCTTAAAAGCTATTTGCGCATCGAGTCGGTCGCGGAGGACGCGCTCCTGGCGTTGATTATGGCGCGCGCGAAGTCGATGCTCGAGATGTGGACCGACACGCCGATCACGGCGACCAGCCAGACGGCGGTCGATCGGGCCGAGTCGGTGGACATTCTGGTTAAGTCGCTGGTCTTTCCGCGGCGGCCGGCGCAGGTGACGGCGGTTGTGGACGCCGACGGCGCGACGGTCCCGGCGGGCGATTACACGGTCGATAATCGGTCAGGGATGGTGTACGCCAAGTACGGCATCGCGTTCCCGAGCGGTCCGTACACGCTGACGGCGAACGTCGGGCTCTCGCTGCGGGGCGATTACGCGGCGCTTGAGCCGATGCTCAACGAGGCGATACTCGATCTCGCGGCGGATCTGTACCAGCGACGCACGCCAGGCGCGGCGTCCGAGAACGCGGGCGGCACGACAATCCAGTGGGACGCGAGCCGGGAGACGGTGGCGCGCGTCATGAAAACGCTGCGGCAGCTCAAGCTCGGGGTCGCACAGTGACGGTGGCGCCGGGTCTGCTCGATCGGCGGCTGGTACTGTACGCGCGGCAGGATAGCGGCGCGGACGGGTTCCAGCGGCCGACGTACGTGCTCACGGGCGAATGGTGGGGCCGGCTGGACGATACGAGCGCGGCGCATGAGATCCCGCTCGCGCCGCAAGGGCATATGGAGATGCGGGCCGACGCGGTCGCTACGGTCATGGATTACGTGCCGGTACCTGTCAACGGCATCATTCGAGACGGGGCGGGGCCGCTGTATTTTGTGCGAGGGGTATATGGGCAGCGCGCGTTGAGACAACAGCGGGTGACGCTCGAGCGGATCGACCCGACGGCGTACGCGTCGTTCGCGCTGTTCGACGAGAACGCGGTCGAGGACGGGGTGCATTTGGTGACGTCGCCGGTCGTGGTGCCGTGATGGAGACGGCCGGCGGAGATCCGCGGCGCATGTGGTCGCCGTCGGACCGGGCGCGGGCGGACGGATTGGCGTCCCGATGGGGCGGGATCGTGTCCTATGCGGTGGGCGCGGACGGGGTGCGTGTTGAGTGGCTGGACCCGCGCGGGTATCGGGTGACGGTGGCGGGCGTGGACGTGGGCGAGTTGCTGGGGATGTTGTCGACAATGCTGCGCGAGCGGTACGCGGCGTCGCAAAACGAGGCGGGTCACATTCATCACAAGGGGTTGCGAGATGGCGACGTTTAATAAGTTCTTCCCGTTTGTCGAGGCGGTCGCGGAAAAGGTGCACAACCTCGCGTCAGATACCCTGAAAGTCGCGCTGTCCAACACGGCGCCGGCGCAGGCGAACGGCGTTTTCGCGGACATTACGGAGATCGCGGCGGGGCACGGGTACGTGGCAGGCGGGAACACGGCGACGCAAACGACATCCTCGCAGACGGCCGGCGTGTACAAGCTGGTGCTTGCCGATCCGGCGACGTGGACGGCGACGAGCGGATCGTTCGCGGCGTTCCGATACGCGGTGCTCTACAACGACACGGCGGCGAGCAAGAACCTGATCGGCTGGTGGGATTACGGATCGACGGTGACGTTGGCGAATAACGATTCGTTTACGGTCGATTTCGATCCGACGACCGGCGTGCTCACGATTACGTGATCGGATGGCACAATGTAGTGGTCCGCCAATTGGCGGGCCTCTACATTGCCCGGCTATCTGTACGCGCGGCGACGGTGGATGGTCCACCGCGCTGGGTGCGAGATCGTGCGACCTTTACGCGGGTGC